TGCTGAAGGTGGTGAGTGTTCGAATGCGATAAACGCTGAAATGCTAGTAATAATGAGTGAATTAGGAATCGGTGAGGGCCCCAACTCCCAAGGTCAAGGTAATTATTCAAATGATTGTCAAGAAGAAGAAACCGATATAGGATCATTCTAATGAGATACAATAAAGCAAGTCACGAAATAAACAATCGTTCCTCAAACGCGGGAAGAGTATATGGATCTTGTGTTACATATCCCACACACGAATCGTGTAGTAGAGTAGGTGAAGTTTCATGTCATATTACAACTGAGCAACAGTGTAATGATCTAAAAGATAATTTAGACAGTGTGAATTCAGGGTTCGAAGTATATTTTGATTCCACAAGAGCATGTGGTAATACAAAAAGAACTGTTCCTGAAATTTTAAGTAGCACAAATTATGCTACTGTGGATCCACTTCGTCCTCTGTACGGAAGATTCAATCCAAGTATAGACTTTATGAGTAATGGTGGTCCGTGTTTTGATTTGGACGGAACTGAAAGATATGAAAATGATCAATCAGTTTGCTTTGTTAATGATGAACCTCTTCCTAATTTTAGAAGAGTAGAATACTCTTGTGAAACAGGAGAGTATACAAAGGGTAATCGTAACTCTATTAAGTTCTTTAAAAATAATGATTTCCATGAATTTCCCTCAGACTATTGCTTAGGTTGTGAGCGTAATCACGATGTTTATAGGGAGTTTGAAAGATCAACTCAAGAAGTTATGCCATATGGTGAAATTTCTTGTGCTACTCATAAAGATGGTCCGCAACAATGTCACAACTCAATTTATCCTCCATATCAACAAACTTTATTTCCGTGTGAAATTGTAAATGAAGCAACAGGCGCTGTTTCATCAGTCCTTCGAACTCCAGATCAATGTCGTGAATTGGGAGGTAAGACGATATACCCTACTCCTCCATTAGATGAGTCGGACGATAGGACTCGTAATTTATCGTTGTGTAACAATTGTGTTCGTCAACACAATCCCACAAAGTTAAGATGTATGCATGATAGACTTGATCAAGAGGTAAAATGTGACTTTTTAGCACTCAACCTTGGTTGCATTTCTAGGTTTGGGTGTAATAATCCTTTTTGTTTGAATGAACCATGTGATCCTTCTATCATTGGTAATACTGGAGAAGCACCTCCCCCCGATGGAAATCAAGATTGGCCTTTTGTTATTCCAGAAGGACCAGACGGTGAGAGAAACTGTTTCCCCTTCATAGAAAACGAAGTTCGAAGAATATGTGATGTGTTAGCATCTGAGTGTCCAAGTTGTTACTGGAGTTCTCTGTGTGAGCATGTTTGGAATCCTCTGTTTGATAACACACCAGATTTTGTACCTGATTTCCCCAAAGCACCAGAAGATTGTGACATGATTCGTCCATCAAGAAATCCTGATGGAACAGTTAATACATCAATAGATCCTGCACCAAATCCGAATTTACCCAGAGCGTATGCTGCTATGGGTAGTAGTGGTTTATTTAGACAGACTACATTATATCCTATAGGTGACAAGCGTACTGGGGGAATGATTTGTAAAAGTAATGGATGTGTTTATATCAATGATCTCAAAGGTTACTTTGCTAGTAATGGTCAAATACAGAACACCGTTTATGTTTATACTCCTGATATTTTTAATAAACTAAGAATGGGAAGTGTGCAATTTAATTCAATATCAGAAGCAAGAAATCATTTCATCGAAATGTATGAGGTAGGCGGTCATGGTATCAACCGACCATTATCGATTGATGAAATGTACTCTGCACACAATGGAACCGCAAAACACCTTACTAAATCTGATATTACACAGATGGTTGTCACTTACGAGATTGAAAAAACATTTAATGGATTGATCATAAATGACACAACTGGATCGATTTCAGATTATGATGGTGGTGAAGTTTTAAGAGGTTTGCAAATCGGAACAGTAAATATCGATTTCCCTTTAAGTTCTAGTCCTATTAAAAAATCTGATACTCTGAAAATAAACATTGTAGCAGGAACAGAAAAAATTGTTGCAAGAGCATTAAACGGTGTTGCTGTTGGAGGAAGTTCTACAGTATCACCGTTTAGAA